TTCCAATCGAAATTTACATCTTTTATTAATGGATGCTTAAAATGTTTTTTCCAATTTACATAATGATGTGGTCTATTAAAACGTATTTTTGTTTCACAGTACTCTGGCCAAATTTCTTCAAGGCTTCTAGCTTTTAAAACTTTCTTTTCATAGGCATTTCCTTTATAAAGTTCTGTTTGGTTTCCACCTTTCATTTTAGCAACAGTAGAAACTTTGCTACACATTAAAGCATTAAATAATAAAGTACATAGTTTGTTATCTAATACTTGCAAACATAGATCTACATCTTCATTATATTTTAATCGCCAACGAAAAGGCATATCATTTTTTATTAACATAGCACTATATGCGTGTACGTTTAAAAAAAACGGTTTTTGCATTTCATTTACAACAAATTTTCTATAATTAAAAGCAGTTATTCCTACATTAACATATCTGTCAGTAAAATCTTCAAGTATTGTTATAGCTTTTAATGCGTTTATTGGTATTCTAAAACCTTTATTTAATCTTGCAAAACCCATTATATTATCATCAAAACACCAATGCCTTTTATAACCATTTTTTATAGAATGCTCCCAAGCAAAGTTTCTAGCAGGATAAGATCCAACACCTAAATTTGAAAAGGGCAGTTCAATAACATTATCACTACCTAGAGCATGACAATATTTTTTATACTCTTGTGGCTCGACTAATATTTTATATTTAACATTATCTTTTTTAAAGACTTTAGCAGTCATAGGATTGTCATATCTACCTTTAGAAACAATATATATTGGATATTTATTCATATTTTAATGAAGATAAATCATTTTGCCCAGTAAATGGATATTGTGTGGACCAAGTATTGGATTGCTTTTTTATAAACTCTAATTGATGCTTGTCAGCAAACTCCTCTCTGTCCTCGCTTGATTCAAAATGTACTATTATTTTTAATGTATTGTCTTTTGTTTCAAACTCTGGCATACCTACCCACTCATCGTTTTCATCTCCAGTATTAACTTGGTTAACCTTATCTAAATAGCCTAGATTTAAACTATTAAAACCCCAATCATCAAGTTCGCTTTCATCCCAATTATTAGCTAGTGCATCCCAATCCCATTCTCCTGCTGAAACATTATCTTTTATAATAAATTGCTTTACTTGTTTATCGCTCCAGTCGTCTGCTAAAATGATAGGCACTTCTTTATAACCTAGATCTTGGCAAACTCTAAACCTCATATTGCCACCTATTACCTCATACTTGCCATCATCTCTTGTGGTACAAACTATGGCTCTTTTCTCAAGCATCTCTGGAAAATCTGCTATGCTCTTTTTTAGCTTTTCAAATTTGTCGTCTCTTATAACTCTAGGATTGTGCTTATTGCCAACAATCTTATTTATTTTCACTTTCATATTCATTGTATAAAGTTCTTAAACGGTCAATTAGATCTCTAACACAACTGCTACAACCAGTCGATGTGCTATTTTTATTGAATACTCGGTTATAAATATCTCGTAACTCTTGTTGCTCTGATGGCTTTATTGTATCTCTAGGAATACTAAACCAATTTTTTAAAGTTTTATACTCTGCTTCATTTAAACATTCTATATTTCTATTGTAGGAAAATAGTTTGTTTAGTTTTTCTTTTCGTTCTTCACATCCACAATCTTCCCCAGCTACAAACTTAACAAGCTTATCAATACCAGTTGCTTTGGTTACTTTTTCTATGGTGTCCCCTAACCCTTTGCTTTTTTTCTTTGCCATTTTATTTATTTTAATTTAATGCGACTTCAAATAATTCTAAAAAATCCTCTTCATCTAATTGCTTTTGAAAACAAAAAACTTCTATTGCTTCGTGCATATTGTTTGCCTTAATTATATTTATAGGCTCTTGATTTATATCATTCTTCATATAAAAGTAATATGTTTTCATATCTCTTTAATTTTTTTAAACAAAGACTCATTTAATATTTCCTCCAGTATAGCATCAAAATTTACATTACTGCTATCGTCAATTTCTTCCTTTACTGCTTCTTGTATTTTTAATTTACATTTTACTAATACTCTGGAAATTGCACTTTTATCAATACTGCTTTCTTCAGCTATAACTCTAATGCTTTTTTTAGAATTTACATAAAACATAAACGTCATATGATCATACCAAGGCCAACTATAAATTTCGGTTTTAATTTTATTGCAAATTATTTCGTATTGCATTTTTCTTTTTATTTCGTTGGTTGTTTTCTCTTCCATATTTTTTTTATAATCTTCGTATCGTACTATTTTTATTTTGTCGGTATTTCTTCGGTGTTTTCTTCTGCTATCAATCCACATACTTCTTAACTTGAAATAAATATAGTTTTTATTTAAAATACCATCTTTGAATAGTTTTTCTTCTGCATTCTTTTCTATTAAATATATGTACATTTCTTGTACAAAGTCCTCGCTATTTTCTTTTGCTCCAAAGTCATACATTAGTTTTATCCAAAGTTTATGATGTTTAGTTACTTCTTTTAACCATTCCACTTTTTAGAAATAAAAAAACCCTATTACAGTTGTATTGCAATAAGGTTTTAAATGTAACATATATGACTTTAGTTACAAATATATGTTTTAAAAGTTAAAAAGGCAAATCATCCGTTTTTAAGGTTTGTAGATCTTCCACCATTGCTTCTGGTTTATATGGCTCACTTATTGCCATAGAAAAAAACTTTTCTCCAGTTTTTGTTTCTCGCACCCAAAGTGCAACTTCTTTTTCTTTTCCATCTACATTCATTTTGCCTTTGTAGTCTGGATGCGTGTCTGCTTTCTTATAATTGTTTTTAAAGATTGCTCCACTGTTTTCTTTTTGATTCATATTTATTTGTTTTTATTTTTATAATTATTATTCCTTTTCAAACATTTCATAAATTTTTTTTGCTATGCTTTTCACATACTCATTATATGGATTATCCTTACAATGTGTCAAGGTTGTTTTTCTTATGTATTCGCCTAGCTTTTTATCATTAGGAAATTTTTTAACACTCCAATATATAAAAGCCTCGTAGTATTTGTAACCACGCTTAAAACTTGATAAGCCTTGCTCGTCAGCTTTTTTATTTGCATTTTCTAAAATTGTCTCGTTCATAGTTCTTGTATTTTTTTTATTGTATTTGTTTTTATTTCTTTTATCTCTTTATTTCCTATCCATTTAATAAACTCGTATGCTTCAATTAAAATAGTATATTCTTTTTCAAAAATATTATCATAGAAAGTAATATATAAATCATTATTTTTTTTATAAAATTGATACGAATGTATTTCTGGGTATTCGATAAAAACTTCCGTTTCTTCTTTAGGATTATTTGGCATTTTGTATCTCTTTTATAGTTAATAATTCATCTAGTTCATTATAGTATTCTCTACAAACATCGATTCGTCTTTTAAACTCCTCTATTAACTCTGGATCATACTTGATATGATAAGACTTTACTCGTAAATTGTCATCTATATGGTCAAAGTTATGGTTAGACTCAATATGTTTTCTAACTTCTGGCAACTCGTCAATAGCATTAAGCCTCCAATGTTCTCGTCTAACTTCGTCCTCGACTAAATGTTGAGGTGTATTCATTAAACAATAGCAAAGATATGCTTCTTTTTTACCAGTCAACCACATATAGCCTTGTAGCTGATAGTAATAGCCTTTGTTTTTAATTTCAGTATCGAAGAAAGGAAAAGTAAAAAGATCCCAACTTGCTTTTATATCAAGCAAAACATCGTTTGTGTTTACGTCTGGAATGCCAGTTATATAATCATTCTTGTATTTTTCTTCATTCTTATATATAAATCCTAAATTCATTACATCATTACATAGAGAAATAGCATCTGCTTCGACTTCATTTCCTTTATCAAAGTATTTAGAATGTATTTCTTTGTAAATACCAAACTTGCGTTCTATAATATATTGCTTTACAAAAGATTTAGTTGTTTGTCCTAGCGTTTCTTTTTTAGATCTAGGATTGGTCATTATAGCACCTAAACTTGAGCATCTAACTTTTAACATAGTTCTAAAGTTTTAAGTTGTACATCAGTTAATTCGTAGTGCTTCTTTATAGTTTCTAGAGTAACCTCTTTACTTTTTAGCTTTTTAATAGCACCTTGTAGTTGTTTTGCAGTTAGTTGTGGCTTCTTTTTTATTTGTTCGCCACTTGCATCCGTATCTTTGTCGGTTATAATACCTAACAACGAAGAAAGTGCATAACGTCTAAAGTATGTTATAGCAGAGCCATAGACTTGAAATGTATTCATACCTTTTAACTGAACGTCTTGTGGTATATCTGCACAACTTTCGATAGTATCTCCACTTTTTGTGTGAAACAATATAGTGCGTAACTGTGTACCATCTATTAATTGTGTAAAACCTAAATTGTGTTTTTTCAATAGTGGGTTTATTACATTAAAAATCGTAGGTAAATCAGCGTATGAATATCCATAGCCTTTCGTTCCTTTGTGTATTACTGGACACTCTTGCTGGAATGCTGATAAACTTTTATAGATGTTTTCTTTAGGTAAACTGCCGTTTGAGGATGCAGTTAAATCCTGATTCATAAGGTCGATGACCTTGTCAGTTGTTTTACTCATATTTTATTTTTGTTTTCTTTTGCGTTATGGATGCGCAACCCCCGTTAATTCTTTATAAAGTTAACAATTATTTTCTATTTGTCGACATTTTAGCTTAAATTCTTTTATAATTTCTTCAAGTTCTTGCTTTTCCCATTTCTTTATTTTCTTGCTTTGTTTTTCTAGATCTTCAAACTCTTTTAAACCAATCTTTGTTAATAAGTAAATATGATATTTATACAAGTTGCCATGTTCCCACTGGTTACAGTAAACACATTGTGCGTGTATGTTTCTAACATCAAATCGTACAGAGCCATGTCCACCTGCCGAGAAAAAATGCCCTGCATCATATTTTCCAGTTAAAGGTGCTTGACAAGAAATACAACCTTTGTCTTTATCTCTTAATCGTACAAACTTATTTACCCACTTTTGTGCCTCTTTTACATAGTCGCTAGTTGTACGCAGTTCTTGTTTCATTCTTTTTTTTCTTTTTTTCCATTGTACTTCTTTGGCCTTTTCTACCCATACTTTCATACATTCATCTTCAGTACAATATTTCTGGTTAAAATGTATTGCTTCAAACTTCTTTTTACAATGTTTACAACGAGGCATTAGTTAATAATTTTTGATTAATCTTTTTTAGTTCATTTATTTCAGACTGTAATTTTAAAAGCAAAGTATTTTTACTATGTAGATCACTTGACAATGACATAGCTTTTAAATCCAACCTATGCAATATTGCGCTAACATTTGCTAGTTCTTCAAGACTATCTTTTTGTGTTTTAATAAGTTCTTTTTTTTGAGGTGCTTTTTCTTCTAGTTCTTCTAGTGTTGATTTTGCTCTTAATATTACTTTATTAAGTCCGACTTTTGCATTTATAATTTCTATCATAATAATTGTTTTTGTTTTCTATATTCATTTAACGTATCTATTCCAAATGTTTTGAAGCCTAGACCATTGTTAAAATTAAATAATAATGGCGTATTATACTCGGTTAACTGTCCACCAGTTTCTTTGTCCTTTATCTTTTCAACCGATATCATAGTCTCGTACTTCATTGTTGGACTACTTACAAGCCTATGTATTACAATCATATCATCGCATCTATTTAAAAAGGCTTTTCCACCCTCAATATGTGCTTTTAATGGTGGTTTTAATTGTCCTTTCCATTCGTGGTTTTCTGGATATATATTCGATGTACGACCACTTTCAGAATTAGGATGGCTTGATATATATATAGTTTTTTTTGTTTCATTACAAAACTGCCTACATATATTTAAAAATCTATAATTGCCCTCATATGTCATATCTCTATCTAGACCAGTAAATGGATCTATAAAACAAGCATCGCAGTCTATATCTCTAAATATTTCCAACAGTTCTTCTGGTTTATAAAGTTTTGAATTATCTACAAAGGTAAAATATTGTTCTAGAAATGCTGATGCACTTTGAATTTCTTGAAGCGATAGATCTTTAAATGGCACACCTTTATACATTTGCACCATATCTCGTAGTATTTGACCACTTGTATTTTCTCCAGACCATATACAAAATTTTATATCGTGTCTTAATGCTAGAACAAGCATATACCATTCAAACCAATATGTCTTGCCTACGTTATCGTGGCCAAGTATTATGTTTAATTGTCTTTTTTTAAATCTTAAATATTTGTCAAGTTCTGTTCCAGTACCTAATCCAATTTTAATCTTGCCTTGTTTGTATGCTTGTAAATAGGAATATGATGCACCTTTAGTTATTAGCATTCATTTGTCTTTTGATGTTATTAAATAGTTGATCCTCGTTATTAGTAATTTGATTATAATCTTTTTTTAACCAATTTCTCGCAGTTAAATATAGAGATTTATATTTTTTGTTGTTTTTATAGTTTTCTATTTTATCTAAAACATCATCAATATTTTCTTTACTATAATCTTTTTCAAGTTTTTTAAACTCTTCTTGTGTCATTTTTAAGTGTTCAAACTGCCTATAATATATTACTTTATCTTTTACTTTTACTATTACTGGCAGCTTTGCTTCATTTTGTCTAGCACTTTTAGCACTGCTAGATTTTGCTAAACCACCTAGTCGACCAGCTTCTGACTTCTTTTTTTTCTTTTCAATCCATAGCTTTAAATCCCTCTTTAAATTCTGTTTAATAGGCTCAAAAGCAACTTTTAATAGTATATCATTAACGACTGGGTTTTCGTCGTTTACATAGCTTAAAATTAACTTAAATAACTGTCCTGCTTTCTGGTCGTCTAGTAGTTTGACTGTTTCTTGTATATCAGCATACAAGATAAATCCTTTTTTGTTTTCCATATTTTGTTTATAAAATTAAATAATATTTTTTATTGCATAGACATCAATATTGGTCCTTTCTTTTAATATGATTTTTAAAATATGCATAGCATCACTACAACTTTTATATTGTATTGCTTTAAAAATTAATCTATTTAAAGGATCTTTAAATACTTCGTCATTATCTAAATCAATCTCACTAGCTATTAGAAAAATATAATATAATGCTTTTTGTTTTTTTACATTATTATCATTCATTTGCATAATAGATCTATATTGTCTAATGCCATTTATTACCGATGAATGTTGTAAATTGAAAAAATCTGCTATTTCTTGCAGTTTAACATTTCTATTTCGTAGATAATTAAACAAGTAAATTTTTTTATAAAAACTTGTCAGCCTACGATCTTCGACATCTAATTTATACTTGCTTATTAAGTATTTTATTTTCTCCTCCTCCTCTTTTTTAAGTGTTTTCATATATGTGTTTTTGTGTAAATATTAGTAAAATTTTTTAATACTATTAAATAATGATTTTTTTTAAATACAATTTATTTTCCTTTGCAAACCTTTTTACATTTTATGAACCGTTTAGATCAGACATATCAATTAATTTGTGTAAAAACAGTTTTGCAGTTTGCTCTGTATGTAATAAAAGTATTTTTTTTATAGATTTTCTTTAATGCTTGTTAATCTATCTATTGACTCAATTATTTCCTCTTCAAAGATCTTTAATAAATGCTCGTTAACTATAATCTTGTCAAAACCTTTTTTCATTAAACTTTCTTTTGTATCAATAACCCTTTTAAGATTATTAATAATGTAGTTTAGTTCTATTTTTAAAATCTCGTCTTTAATCGTTTTCATTGCTTATTTCTTTTAAATAGTTTAAGTATTTTATATAATGTTTTGTGTTAAAATTACCTTTTTCCGTTCTCGTTCTACGTTTCCAGTAAAATTCATATTTATAGATATTTTTAAGACTTTCTATGTGGTCTGTCCAATTTATTTTTTTCATCGTATTAAAATTATAAATTAATTATTTTTTGTTGCGTGTCTTTACCTGCTTTTTGTCGCTCTTTATAGTTTTCTCCTCTTAAAAAAGGAAACTCCTCTTGTAGCTTTTGACGTACTCTGCGTATTGTTTCTGTATTTGTTAGCTTTCCGTCTGCAAACATTTTTAAAAACTCTGGTGCAGTCATATTATTAAATGATTCGCCAATTTCGTAATACCAAAAGTTAGCTATTAATTTACTGTCACTATCTCGTAGTCTAGGATAGTCTAATAAAAGCAACTCCACTTTGTCTTTGTTAGTTTCTAGGGTTTTAAAAAAATCTATTTCCATAATATTAATTTTTGTAATTATTTAAAAACTCGTTAATTTCGCCCTCAAGTACAAAAAAATCTTGTTTACAAAGTTTAGTTTTTAAAACTGTTGCTAAAATCTCACTGTTAAGATCTCTGACTTGATAACCGTATTCATCTGCTATTTCTAGACATTCATTTAAACTAGCATCATTTTTCTTTAAAAAATCCATTGCATTAGTATAATAAATTACCTCTTGCCAAAATGCTCCTGCACTATCTAGTTCTTCATAAAGCTGATCATAGCTTTCTATATTATCAACGTCTACAAATTCCTCAATATCGAAAAATAAATTGGTTGATATTTCTTCAAAAAATTCTTGTTTTGTCATAGTTACTGTATTTTATTTGTTAATAATTTATGCTAATATATAAAAAATATGAACAATAAAAAACTTTTGATAAAAAAAATGTAAAAAAAAGAAAAAAGCCCCATCAAGTTTGTGCGACCATGAGGCTTTTATAAAGTATAAGAACACGAATTCCCCTACTTGTTTAAAGGTAATCGTATAAACACTACAATAACAAAAGTAATAAAATTTTTATAATAAAAAAACCCCCAGCGTGTCGCCAAACTCAATGGGGGTTTATAAAGTACTTATGAATGTAAACAAAGTGCTAACGCCCTTTATCTATAATCAAAGATATGTATTTAAAAGTAAAAAAGCAAAAACCTCACTAAAAATTAATTTAATGAGGTTCTATTAGATTAAAATACGAGAAAACTATTCACACAAATATACTAATTAATCGGAAACTGACAAGAGTCTACTAATGCAAATGTTTTTTTTATTTTATTTATTTGTTTTCTAGATATATTTATTGATAAAATTCGACCACCTAAAACCTTTGCTGGTGCGCCACGTTCAATATGCCAACCATTAAAACCATCTTCATATTCATCTTTATAAGTTCCGGTTATCATTGAATGTATATACTTATGTTTTACTTCGCAAGTATATCCGTTTGAATGTAATACTTCTTTTGCATCGGTTCTTGCACTATTTTCGTGTATATGTCCCATTGTAAAGATATCGGCTTCGTAGTTAGTTAATGCTCTTGTCAAGTTAATAGCACCTTTAGTCACTACACCTCCACCTCCAGATCCGTGGAAATACTTTAAACGTAAACTTTTTTTATTATTCTTATAATTAAAATAAAACCACAACCAACCACCATAGCCACCAGTAAGCACATTTGATCCACATTTATAGTTTAATATATCTACAAACCTTTGTAAAACATCCGTTTCTTGGTGCTTAATTATAGCTGTTTCGTGGTTGCCATACGATATTACTTTAATAATACTTGCATACGGTGTAAACCATTCGACTGCCGTATTTACTATACTATCAAAATAATTGTTAAAAGCGTGTTCTGGTCGTACATCACTTTTGTTTCCTCGCCTATCGCCTTTACCTTGCATTAAGCAAAACATATCTCCATTAATAAAAACGGGTATATTATGCTCTAAACAATAATCTAAATGAGCCTTTAAAAGATCTCTATTACATTTAGGATTGTCCCAATGCAAATCACTTAAAACGGCTAGTTTAAATTTATTATTATCAAAAGTAAATTTAATTATGTTTCTCGTAATTCGTTCTATTTTCATTATTTCTTTGCTAATCGTTCTGCTCGTCTTTTTGCTCTTCTTGCTTTACCATTTAAACACCAAGCAACAAATCTGCCTAATAAGTTGTATTTACTTTTAACATCGATTGTTGTTCCATGTTTATCTTTTTTAATCTCAAAGTCTAGTACATCGCTTTCAGTATCAAACTTAAAAATTGAAATATTACCATCTTTGGTATAGGTTACATCAACCTTATCCGTATCAATTTCTAGATAAGTTTTACCTTTTGCTTTATCTCTGACAAATTTGACGTCAAAGTTCTTCGTGTCGATATTAATATCTAACGGCTTTTTTGCATTTTTCATTTTATACATATTATTTATTTAAAATTCTTTTATTAAGCAATAGCTAAAATAACTTTGCTTTGCTTCTTTAAATAGTTTTATTACTTCACGATAAACTAGATTGTCTGAAGCAACTTGGCATCCAGCACTCCAATAACCAATCTCATCTCTTTTAATGTCTGCTCCTCTTCGATATGTAGATCCGTGAAAGTTTAAGCCTATTTTACCAGTATATAGTTTGCCTATTTCTTCACTTTTTCCATCTAGATCTCCATCACGATAGTACGGCATATCGTTAGCTTGTCTTAATGCTTCGATCTTGCCACGATGTAAACCAAACTTCCAACAGTCATAATGCCAATAATCTGACTTTAAAACTGCAACACCCTCTTTATTGTATTTTTTAAATCCACCTTTTAAGTAAACTTTGCCTGGATTTGTAGTTGCTCTTAAAACTGCGTGAAACATACTGCCGAAGTATACATATATTTTATCATCAAAAGTATCTGTAATGTCTTCTTTTGACCTTACACCAAGCAACCAATACTCGTTAGGTATGCCTTTAAAATTTTTTATTTCTTGTACTTTATCAAGTAGTTCTTTATCCGTGTAATTTCTGACCATTTTTTTCTAATTTGTCGTAGATTATCTTTTCGCTGATGCTTAAAGATTCATACGTATAATTTTTTTGGTTTAATGCTTCTTCTTCGGTTTTATAATATGCTTCATTTTTATTACCTAGTCTTGATGGTGCTTTTAATTCGTTTAACCAAGTTCGACCAGTTTCCATTTTTACTTTCGCCATTGATGTTTGCGAATCCTTTTTAGTTTAGTATTTTCGTTTTTTAGTTTAGTATTTTCTATTCTTAATTGATCTATCAGACTATCGTTAACGTGGCGTAATGAGTCAATACAAATTTCAGCGTCTTGTGTTATATGACTTTGTTTTGGTTTTTTTATTTCTTTTCTTACAGTAGGCTCGAAGAATGTGCCAAATAAACTTATTATTGCTGCAATTATTATATACTTATTTTCCATCGTTATTTATTTTATCCTCAAGCTTTTTTTTTCTCTGGTTTTCAAAGACTAGATCTTGAAGCAGTAATTTGTCATGTTTTCGTTCTTCGTCGCAATCTTTTAATTGTTCTTTTTGTGTTTTAATTTCAGTTTCTTTAGAGTCAAGCAAATATCTACCTAACCAACATAATAATATTATAGCGAAAAAAAATATTACGCTAAAAGGCGATTTTAAAAACTCTTTAAAACCTATATTAAAAATTTTCTCCTTCATCGTTTCTATAAAGTCCAACAAATAATTGTAATAAAGTATAACTAATTAATAAAATACCACCAAAAAAAGATGGCAAACTTTCTTGACCATCTGCTATTAAAGCCGAGCCAGTTGCTAAACTGCAAATAAATACAATAGCACCTAAAAACCGTATATGGCTATTACTCTGCATCTACTTCTATTGGTTCACTCCATTCATCCGTTGCCATTAATTCAAGCGCTTGTTCGTGATTTAAGCATTCTATTGGTACAATAGTTTCATCGT